TCTAAAGCAACTTGTGGATTATTATTCTGAATACCAACATTTGACATCCTATAAATTGGGACATCATTACCAGTATGTCCACCCATATATCCCCAATAATCCTTACCCCTTACTCTTGCAATAAAAGCAGGATTGTCTGGATCTGGATCTGCAACAAGATTATCTGTACCTAAACCAAGACTATTAGTTTGTGAAAAATTAATAGCACCAAAAGTTGCTGCAGCACCAGCAAGTGGAATATACTGACTATTTTCCTGTATTAAAATACCTTGAATACCAACAGGTGGTGGTGGAACCCATCTAATTCCATTATTATCCTGATTTAAATAATATCCATTCGCACCTGAAGAATTAGCAGAATCATAAATATCCCTCGAAATATGAACACTACCATCAACATCCAGTGTCTGTTCTGGTTGTGTACTTCCTATTCCTACACGACCTGCATATGGTTGTAAATAACCAGCATCACCAGGATCATTTTTAGTATCTGAAACAACAACACGAAAAACTGTTCCACCAACACCAACATCTGATCTCTCAGTGACAGTTAAAACTCCTACTCTTAATATATTCGCATTAATATCCTGAGTAAAATATACATCATCTAAAAATGTAGTTACTCCAGTTATATTTACATCACCACCAATATCAACATTCGTAAATTCAATATTTTCAATCCCTGTAAAATCATAATATAAATCACCATAGATATAAACATTCTCAAAGACATGATTGTCCTGATAAGTAGTAGAATTCTCTAATGGTATATTAAAACTCATAGTGGGAACCCTGATAAACCTGATGCTTTAGCTGCTATTTTGGCATAACCCAAATAACTACCAGCAAATGATCTGAAAATATTATGTGTTCTTAAAACCAATGCTATATTACCAAGTCTTGGATCATGACAATGTATTTTATTTGCCATCATATCAATAGACCTTGTTCCTTTTTTAGACTCTCCAATCTGAATCTTATTTCCTTTAAGAATTAATGTATCGTCAGCAGCAATAGTTATATTTTTACCAGATATTGAAACATCACCACTATTGGCATCTACACCAATATTACCCTTATGTACAATAATTGCCATACCAGTATCATCAGGAGATGCTTTGGGATGTGCCATCGCTTCAACCTGAATCTTACCATCAGAATAAAATCTACTTATACCATTTTCATGATGAGACTGATTGTACTTAAAACCAGAATCATTGGTAGACAATAACTGATAAGTGGTTCTTCCAGGAACACCTACCTCATCTGATCCAGATTCTATAACTAGTTTTGGTCCAAAAGAATCGACCTGTCTTTTTAACTGCGTCATTTTGTAATACAATCAATAGATTCAACGACTTCAGATGATAATGCAATAGAACTTCTAGTTGTTGACATAATTGGACGAAGTATAGCACCTACACCAGTAGTTGTATTAATATTTAGTTGTGGAAACGCAGCATATCTTTTATTTGCACCAGCAGCAGTTAAAGTAACACTAACAATTTCTCCAGTATCAGGTGTAATAGTAATTATAAAATCTTCATTAGGTATTATTTCTCCAGTAATAGGATCAACTCCTTCTATAAAATCATCAATATCATATCCACTTCCAGGTTCATCACATATTATATGATCAATAAATGGATCTGGAGTGTCTCCATCAGCACCTTCAACCACATATCCTGATGTTGGATAATTTTCACCTTCACTTATAATAATAACATCAATAACATGTCCATAAGTTGGTGAGTTTATATTTTTATCAATAACTGCTCTACCATAACCACCATATCCTTGATTACAAGGATCAGTAAAAGATACCATAGGTTCTCTTTCGTACTTAGATCCTGGATTTGTTATTTTAACACCCATAAGACTTGCAGTTTTTATAATATCTCCATAAATATCAGTCTTATCAAGTTTATTAATAAACTTACCTAATATAACTTCACCTTGAGCACCTGAACCACCACCTCCAAAAAATTCAACTTTAGGAGAACCACATGATCCTGGAGGTGGATTATCTCTACTATTACATGGACCCAATCCAGCAGCACCACCACCAGAAGAACCACCGAAAATATTAAATACACCATATGCTTGCTCAAAAGCATTTAACATATCATTTCCAGCAGAACTTCTACCAGTCATTGCAAATGCTTTATCAATCAATGCCTGTTCTTGACCAGGATCTAACATATTTAATAATCCACCATCGATTTTATATTTACTAAGAGAAGTTGGTTCCTTATCACCACACTTAAATAAACCAGAAAAATTATCAATCGTACTAATCCCCTGATTCAATATATTTTTCGCATTTATTGCTACACCCAAAATCTTATTAATCCCACTTAATTGTGGACTAACTAACCCATCAATTTTATCAGTAATTTGATCTGTTATTGCACCAATAAACTCTGTACTAGCACATTCTGGTACTTGTTTAGAATTTTTAACTAACTCAACCAACATATCTTCAATAACACCTTTCATCGCATCACCAACTTTATCTCCTACACACTCAAGTCCTTCAAACATATTTAATGCAGGTCCAAGTACACTTGTCTGCATTTCAATAACTTTTTTTAATGCTTTAGCATATAATTTAGCACCAGGATACATTGCAAATATTATTGCTGCTTTCGATGCAAGACCACCAGAAATAGCTCCAGATAATGAATCACCCAAACTACTGGTTATTTGAGTAGTAAATCCTGATGATAAACTACTAATTTTAGATGAAGCAGCAGCAATCTCTCCTCCAAGATCTAATGCTCCAGAAAGAGAAGGATTTGTTACTAATCCCATAAAATTCTTTAATGTACCATCAGTTTTACCAAAAAAACTATTAGTAGAAGGATTCGCAAAATTAATAATTCTTCCTGTACTAAAAGATGCAGGAGATACTTCTGGTCTTATTGCTTTCTTATACTCTTTTAATCTTTCTTGCCATACCATATAATCCTCTGGACTTAATTTCTTTAAGTCCTTTTCTATACGAGGAGATACCTTCTTAAATACATCTGGATACTTTGATTTAATATCAATAATCTCATTTTCCCATCCCTTTGGATTATCTTCAATAAGATTTGTGAAAGTATCAATCTGAACTTTTGAAAGTGACGCAACCATGAATTAAGTTCTATTTCCTATTTTTATTTATTGAGGTTTTGGTATTCCACCTACTTGTGGAGTACTTGATAATCCCATTCTATTAATTGCACCAGTAGGTGTTGTAGCATTTTGTGCAGTATTATTAGATGCTGGTTTTACTTGTGGGGTTGATACATTATCATTTTCAGCAAATTCTTGATTTTCTGTCACACCTGGTTTTAGTCCACCAACAAATCCAGTTTTAGCACCAAATCTAGCATTTATAAATTTAGTTTCTGATGTTCTACCTAAAACATTAGTAATAAGAGGTACTTGTTTCTTATCACCATCTAAAAACTTACCAAGAACAACATCACCTTGAATTAATCTTGGTGTTCGTTGCCTTCCTGCTGCACCAGAACCATCAGATACTCCAAGAGCAACTAATGCATAAGTAACTTCATCATCTTTAAGAGTCTGATCATTAGGATGATATCCCATAATTGCTACTTTATATCTCCATCCCCATCCAACACTGCCTGAAGATTGTTCCTTCTGAGATTCTAAAGGCAAAATAACCCCTATCCACTCATGTGTACTAAGACCATAAAAGTTAAGATTAGATAAATCCATTATTCATTCCCAGTAACATGTAATCCATATGAATCACGAATAAGTTTCATTGAAGTAACTTCATTAGTAGCATCAATATGATGACAAAGACTTTTGATTATATAGCTTCCACTTTGTACTTGATCTGGTCCTTGCTCCTTGTCATCAGAAGTACTTTCTATTTCAAGATCAATAATAAATCCTGCTTCAAGATCTGTATTAAGTGGAACCTGAATAGCATGACTTTGAGAAAATAATAAATTATATCTTGCAGTTCCTGCAGCATAATGAAGTTCTGGACTATTATTAGCAGCAATATTTGTTTCATCAGCACCTATATCTAAAATAGCAGTTTGTACTCTATGAAACTTATTACCTTCATTAAAATCCTGTGCTAAAACATTTGGTAATCCTTCCTTTTTACCTAGTGAAGAGAACTTAGGATCAGCAGATAATGACTGGTTTCCAACAGAAATATCAACTTCAGTAAATCCACATGTTGATGGATTAAAGAATATATTCTTAGAAGCATATACTCCAGAACGAATCTGTGATAATAGACTTTGATCTTTCTCTGTGATTAAAGATTCAACTTTATAATCATTGGAATCATCTTTCTTTTCTGCAGATGCTTCAGTAATACCATTATAAAAATACTTTTTAGGAAATGCTTTTTGATTTATTAAAGTATCTGCAGAAAGATAACTAAATCCACTTTTAGTCTCAAAACAAAAATATCCAGGATTTGCAGTATTAGAAGGTACAGTCTGTCTTGCTAACATAATAAACAAGTCAAATGGTCTTTTCCTCATTCCTGTAAATGAATATGAATTTACAGACTCATCAACAAAAGTTTTATCCTCATTTATTTTTAACTTCTCTTTAATAATCTTCTTAATAGAATCAGTAATCTTCCCCTTATAATGCTTATTAACCTTACTAGTTTCATTCATTAAAGCTATCTTAGAAGTAAATTTAAGAACTATATTCTCAGATGTAGGGGATTTAGTAATAACTGATACATCAGTTACATATAATCTTTTGTATGGATCACTATGAAAATCTAATGTTTTTCCTAATTCTGATTTAACTGAAGCAAGTATTACACAACCTGAACGAAGAGGTAATGATGAATATAAGGAACCAACTCTTTCTTGTGCATCATCTTGGGATTTGGCAGCACCAGTACTACTACTAATAACCAAAGATCCTGTAATATGTGGAGATATTATACTTTCATAATAATCAAAAGATAATACCCTAAATTGACCGTCATAAAGATTAACGGTATTTTCGCCATTAGCGGATACTATTTGAAATAACTCGTACTTAACTGCCATTATGGTATAGGAATATATTCCGTTTTAGTAGATTGAAGATCAGGTAATGTTGGTGAAGATCCAGAAGAAGGTGTAGATGTTCTTACAATTTTTGTAATTTCTATTGGTTGAATATAAGTGATTACAGTTGTTTCTGAATCATCTGCTAATTTCATATCACCTATCTTATTAACAACTGGAGATACTGTAGTACTACTATTTAATACATTACCACTAGCGAAGTTTGATCTAGGGTCTACTTCTGTTGTTCTATCTCTAAAAGGAAGAGCTAACAAGTTACCAATATCTTTTCCTCTTTTTCCAAGAGATTTAGTCTTTGCCTTAGCAGTGATTGCGTCAGTACCACCACCTCCTCCACCAAGACCAGGAAGATTTTGTGCCATTAATTCACTCAATCTATCAATATTTTCTGAATATACTTTAATTGGTTTTGTAGATTCTTTAGCAACTTTAGGAAATAATTTAAGTGGACTATCTTTTGTAGTTGATTCTGGTGATCTTGCAGGTTGTTGATTTGGTTGTTCACTATTTTCAATACCACCACCCAGCTTTCTTTTTGGAATACTAATAGGTTGGTTTGGAGGTGATGCTGTAGAATCTCCACCATCCATATATTTACCCAAAATTGCATCTTCTTTCGCATCAAGATGATCCCACTCAGAATCTCCAGGAAATATGCCTTCATTTTCAAGACTCTCCTTTTGTTTTTCTATATCAATAAGCCTGCTCGCATCTTCCTCTGATATCTCCTGATCTAAATTATCCAATTCTTTTTGTAAATCCTTGAACTCTGAAGATGTATTCTTACCAAAAATAGAACTAAACGCATTAACAAATTTACTAAGTGCAGCACCAATAGCAGTAAATATTCCTATTATACCATCCCATACACCTCTTATTTTCTTAAATGTATTTTCTACTCCTGCAATAAGTTCTGGTAGTTTAGTAACAAGAGCACCTATAACTATAGTCCCAAAGAAATTTAGTACCTTATCCCAAATACTAGTTATCTTGTTACCAATACCACCAAATATAGATTTAGTTTTCGATCCAGTTGATTCTGGTTTCTTCTCTATATTAGATTCAGCTTGTAATCGTTTTTGTTTTTGTATTCCTTTAAAAACTAATCTATTCTTTGTCTTATTAATCTTATCTTGATTCTTTCTACCATCCAATAATACACTTTTAATATTATTGACATTCAATTTAAGTTTTTCTCTTTCCGTTACTGCCATTTATTACACCTGATATATTCCCAATCCTTGCATTGTATAAGAAAGATAAGGATTAGATTCATCTTCCGCACCAATAATACTTCGACTTGAAGTTTGTTGTTGAGGAGTTGGAGAATCTTCTCCACCACCATTAGCAGTTTGTTTTATTGTAGGAAGAGTTATTGTGTCTGATCCACCTTTAGATGGTTTTTCAAGATTTTTCTTAGCAATATCTGGTGTACTAATAGGTATTGTAGTTTTAATATCTTTTTGAGTAGTAGTTGATGTTTCCTGAACACCAGACATCAAAGATGCCAATTTCTCATTTGCAGCAGCAAAGGATGCATTATTAGACTCCTGATCCTTAAGTGCAGACATCATAGAATTAACTATTGATCCACCATTAAAGTTTATATCATCTATTAAAGGTCCAAACTGTTTACTTTGCTCTAAATTAACAACCTTTTCTCCAGGAGTACCTAATATAGGAGTAATATCTTTATTAATCTTCGGACCTGGTACTGTTCCTCCTTTCTCCATTTTCTTAAAGAAAATATCATAAAGTTTTCTACCAGCCCAGTCACCAGCAAAACCACCAAGGAATGTACCAACAGGACCACCAATCATTGTACCTATTGCAGCAAGTAAACCTGCACCTATAGCACCAAATGCTGCTCTACCTGGATCCTCTCCTAATGCAACAGATATACCAAAATCAAGTAATACTCCAACAACAGGTATTTTCTTTAGTATAGGTCTAAGAAACTTCATAATTCCTTTACCCAAAAACTTAGTACCTGCCTTACTTACAGACTTAAATAAATTTCTTCCAACATTTTTAGCACCTACATTTATAGTTTGCAATGCTTTACTAAGTGGACTCTTAGTTCTCTTAAAGGTAGAAACTGTTCTAGCTGTACCAGTACCATGAGATAAAGGAGTTCCACCTTCCTTTAATGCTTTAGCATATCTACTAGGACCACCAACAGTTCTTGTACCAGTCCTAGTAATATTAGTACCATGTCTCCCAGACCAACTTTGACCTACCCTAGATGTACCACCACCTGTAGGAAGACGACCACGAGGATTCATTAATTGTGGTTGTCCTCTAAGGAATCTACTAATATTTCTTAATCCTCTGAATAGCTTTTGTACTTTACGAATAATATTAAAAATTGTAGCACCACTTAATAATGCAATAACATATCCTGCATTATCAGATAAGAAATTAAATATTCCCGTTACCTTATTTAAATTTTCTGGTTTTTGTAACCATTTTAATACTGGAGTAACTACAAATCCTGTAGCAACAACTCCAAGAAAATCTAAAAATTTACTAAAAATACTCTTTGCAGGAGCAATTACTTTATCAAATTGTTTAGTAACAGTACTTGCAAACTTAGTTGCTCTTTCTACACCAGACTCTGCAGCATCCTTTTTATCTTTATCACTTTGTGTTCTTATCTTTTTAATATCATTTTGTTCTTTCTTAAGTCTACTAGAAAGATCTTTAGTTATAATTCCTTGTATTTCTACTAATGTTTTATTTACTTCCTTTAATGAATCATCTTTTCCAGTTCTAATACTATTAAGAAGAAGATCCTCATTAACTTGTACCTTTGTTTCTATATTTTGTACTCTAGATTCTACATTATCAGTCTTCTTTTCCAATCCTATAATATTATCAAAGATACCAATATTTGTTTCTGTTTGTTTAGTATCAATATTTAAATCAAGTGGTTTAATGGTTGGTTTAGTAACTTTAAGTATAGGACGATTAATCTTAGCTATCGGAGCAGCACTAAGTTTACCAATAGGACTTTTGATATTGGTAATATTTAACTTTGGTTTTTGTTGAGTTCGTGTGTTAATTAGTGCCACTCTGTTGTGCCTTTAGATTTTCTTCTTCAATATACTGTTGTAGAAGAGATACATATATTTCTCTTTCCCACGGTATCATGTTTTCAAGCTCTGTTAAGCTATATTTATGATGCTGCATGAGAGAAAAATTAGTTCTATAATAATTCTCCAGAGTCTCATGCGCCAGAGCTAACTGAAAAAAGATGCTAGTCCCTCCAATACTACTTCACTTTCAACATCAGTATTAGGATTCTTGACATTAAGAGTATGAGTTAATTTGGGCATAGTCTCAAAAAATTTCTCAACTTCCTTGAATTGTTTAGTATTCATAGAGTCTACAAAATCTTTTAATTCTTTCTTTGTACAATCAGAAGCTGACCAAGATTCTTCTTGATTATATACCTGACTAATACAAGCAATGATTACTTCAAGAGATTTATCAACATCAGTTCTATTATTAGCATAATCAAAATTATTCTCTATAAACTGTGTCATAGAAGGATACTTCATCTGAACAGACAAATCATCATCTAATTTAATCACATCAGTATGTTCAGGGTTCTTAAGAACATTAATATCATCAATATTAATTGCTGTTTGTACAACAGTCTCACCATCATCAGGACAAGTCACATTAACTTCAACTTCTTCCCCAACAGATTTAGCACGAATATTTAAGAACAAATATTCAATGTCAAATGTAGAAAGATCTTTAACTTTCACACCCCTAGTAAGAATACAATCATTTAATATCTGAACTACGGAATTGGAAATCTGTTTCATATCTTCAGATTCTAGTGCCATAATTAAGATTTTTTCTTCTTTTACTAGAAATGGTCTGTACCTAACTTTTTTTCCAGTAGAAGGTAATGCCAACTCATATGTTGGGGTATTAATTTTTGGTAAAGGCATAATATGCAATAACAAGTCGTATATTTATTTATAGGGGTTATTTATCTTTTCCACTGGAACCTCCAGTCCCTTTAGATGCTTTAAATTGAGCAATTGTTTCATTCTTATATAATCCTAGTCTACTATTAGATGGTCCAGTAGCTTTCCTATTCTTAACTTTAATTTCAGTTTGTGGTCCAGTTGAATTTCTTCTAGTTTCTGTTTTTCTTCTCAAACCAGATAATCGTTTATTCCTATCAGTATTATTTTTAAGAGAAGCAATACCAAAAAGATTATCTAAAGGATTGATACCAGATCTACTAGATTGAGGTTCTCCATTTGATTTAATACTATGTGCTATATTATTATCAATATAATAACGATCATACTGAAAGGTTACCGTTACTCTTGTTAGATCAGCAGCACCATATTGAACAGGAATAGCAACCATTGATTTTGGAAACATATTATAAAAAACATAGGTCAATGATGGTCTTCTTCCATTATTTTCATTTTTCTCAAATTTAGTGATACTGAACGTACTGGCTTTATATCCACCCATATCACCATTACTATTAGGATAATTAAATCTTCTAAAGAATGTAGAACTTGCTGGATCTCCATTTATATCATCACCTGAAATATAATCCATCCATCCATCAAAAATCTTTATCATATTATAATTCTGATCAATATAAAATGTAAAATCACTTTCTACATATATTCTATTATGTGCAAATTGTTGGTTAATACCATGATAATTATCCTTAACTTCTGCAGTAGCAAATGAACTTGTTGGTAAAGTTGCTTCATGGCACATTATTCCAGCATTGTCAGAAATCCATCTCGCATGTGTTCCATTAAGGGTAAGATATCTTTGAACACCAAGAGGTAAACTACTGATATGAACTTGAAACTGATTATTTAAGGATAGCTTTGAGATCTCCCTCCTCTGAAGGATATCCATCTTAAGGTCTTGAATTATCGAAGCCATCTAAATATACTTTATGAGGTTTTGTTATTTCTATTTAGATGGCTTATAGAGGAAAATATAAACCAAGGTGTATTTACAAGTACAAAGGGGATCCAACCAAGATTGTATACAGGTCACTTTGGGAATTAAAGTTTATGAAATACTGCGATTCTAATACCAATATCCTTGAATGGGGAAGTGAAGAAATAGTATTACCGTATAGATCTCCTATTGACAATAAAGTACACAGATATTACCCAGACTTCTATATTAAAGTAAGAGAAACCAATGGTAAAGTCAAAAGGTATATTATAGAAATTAAACCCCAAAAACAAACAATAATGCCCAAGAAACAAAAGAAACAGACAAAGGGTTATATGAAAGAAGTTTATGAATATGCTAAAAACCAAGCAAAATGGAAAGCAGCAGATGAATTTTGTAAAGATCGTCTTTGGGAATTTAAAGTCATGACAGAAAGAGAACTAGGAATCAAATGAGTAGATTATCTCCTATTGTAAAAAATCTAATTGGAACTGAAGATGCTGATGATTTGATGTTGGAATTAATGGATGCTCTTAATGATACAGTTACACCTGTACCTGATGTAGGAGAATTTTATATTTTTGTATACAATCCTAAAACTCCAGGTATTAGATATGATCAAAATCCCTTTGTGGCAGTAACAGATATTTTTTCTTGGGGATTCCGTGGAATTAACTTTCATTGGGGTGAACCTAGACAATATACATGGAATGAAATAGCAGGACAACTGTATAAAGTTACTAATGAAGAGATAAATGATCTTGAAAAAATACCTTTTGGAAAATTCATGCTAAATAGTTAAAAATATAGGTCGATAATGGCACGTCTAAACGGTCAACAAAGAGCAGAACAACGACGATTACGTCGTGAAAGAATAAATGCAGAAAAGGAAGCATATAAAACAGAACAAGAAAACATTCGCACAAAAAAAGAACAGGCAATTTTAGATAGTTCTCGTGAAGAAAAATTTCTTAAAGCAAAAGCAAGAGCTGATGAACGTAAAGCAATAAAAGATGCTAGACAATTATCAGATTCTAAAGGTGGTACTGATGCACCTGTACCAGGAGGACAATTAAGATATCCATATGATGCTCTATCATCATCACAAGATTTCATTACATTTACAGCATTAGTGTATAAAAGGAAAAAAATATCTACAATAGATATGCATTATACAACAACTCACAAAAGAGGATCATGGAATGCAAAAAGTTGGGGTGGTGGTGTAGAAAATGATTATTATACTAAAGACCATACTATAAAAGGACAAACCAGTTATGGACTAACAGGTGGTCCTGATAAGAATGCAAAAGAATTAGGTACTACAATTCTTCCTGTACCAGCAGCAGTAGTTGATGCAAATAAGGCAAACTATAATTCTGGTAATATGAATAATTTTGTTGCTACTGCTGTTCAAGGAGCAATAGGTGGAATGAATGCTGATGATCCTGGAGAATTCTTCCAAGAATTAGGTAAAGCATCAACAAAAGCATTAAAAACTGCTGCAGAAAATCCAGGAGCAGTACAAGCAAAACTTGCTTCAACAGCATTAGAAACTCTTGGTGGTAACATTGATACGAATCAATTACTTGCCAGAACTCAAGGAGCAATTATAAATCCAAACATGGAAATGCTATTCAGTGGTCCTTCAATCAGATCATTTAAGTTTCAGTTTAAGTTTACTCCAAGATTTGAGAGAGAAGCAAGAGAAGTTAAAAGAATAATCACATTCTTTAAGTTAAACATGGCACCAAAAGGTGGTAGTTTAGCAAGTGGTAATACAATGCTTAAAAACCCTAATATATTCAGATTAGCATATAAAGGTAGATGTACAAACTATCTTCATAAATTTAAGTTATGTGCTTTAACAGATATGGGAGTTAATTATACTGGAGAAGGTAACTGGGCAACATATACTGATGGTTCTCCAATTTCTTTAACAATGGATCTTAACTTCACAGAAATGACACCAATATATTCAGAAGATTATCCAGAAAATCCATATACAACACCAGGAGTAGGATACTAAAATGGGATACTTTAGAGAATTACCAAATTTATTCTATCCTTCATTTCTTAAAGATAGAGATTCTTCACTTAATTACTTAGAAGTTAAAAATCTATTTCGTAGAGTAAAACTACGTGATGATTTGCAGAACGTATTCACTATTTTTAATAAGTATGCAATACCTGAAGGTGCTAGACCTGATACTGTTGCAGAAGAATTATATGGTAATGATGAATTTGATTGGGTTGTATGTTTAACTGCTGGTATTATTAATGTAAGAAATGATTGGCCTTTATCAGATAGAGACTTATATGATTATGCAGAACAAAAATATGGTACAGAACTAAACAGTACCAGATTCTATGAAACTAAAGAATTAAAAGATACTAACGAAAAAATAGTTCTTAAAAAAGGAAAAGTAGTATATGATGATTTTGAGATTAGTTACTGTGATCTAAATGATCCAACCAATACAAATGGATATATAACTAAATCTGGAACTGACGTTAGAACTGGTATTACTAACTTCGATTATGAAATACGATTAAATAACAAAAAAAGAAATATATACGTCCTAAAAAGAAGATATCTACAAACATTCTTAAATGATATTAGAGATATAATGACTTATCAAAAGTCTTCTCAATATATTAACGAAAAATACATAGAAACAGAAAATCTAAACGTTACTATGCCATAAAAAAAGGGGTTCGTTAGAACCCCTTTTTTGTGTTATTCAGCAGCGAGTTGTGCAAAATACGATAGTGCGTCATCATCCTCTTCTTCTTTAGGAGAAGGAGTAGACTTAGTTGCAGTGGTAACTATTTCCTCTGCAAAACCTCTATCATTATCTTCGTCAATAGTCTCTGGATCTTGACGTACTTGTGTCTTGTTACCAAGAACATAACCAAGACGCTTTTTAAGTTCATCATAAGACTTAAACTGATCAGCAGCAACAAACTCTTGAAGAGAGTTTTGCTTCTTCCAAAGTGCTTCTAATGCATCATCGTCATCTAATAGAGGACTTTGAGCAGCAAACTCAGAAGAGTCATAATTTCTATAACCAGCAACGTTCTTTGCCTTCAACTTGAAGTTAGCACCTTGCCAGAAATCAAATGGATCAATTGCTTCCTCATCCTCAAACTCAGGCTGCATTGCAGCAGTTAGTTTGTCAAAGATTTTCTTGCCATACTTGTACAAGAATACTTTACCTTCGTTTTCAGGATTTGCTGGATCCTTAACGACATAGATGTTACTGATGTAAGTCAATTTACGCTTCTGCTTACGAGCAGTATCTTTACCAGCATCAGTGCCGTTGTTCCATAATTGAGTATTAAACTCAGAAACAGGATCCTTCTGACCAAGAGTAGTCAAAGAATTTTCTATGTACCAACCACCAGGCCCTTGAAAGGCATGAGAGTATAGTTTTACGAATGGTAGATCCTCACCTTCGGGAGCAGGAAGAAAACGTATTACGGCATATCCATTACCGCTTTTGTCTACGTCTAATTTCCATAAACGGTCATCACCTGATGCACCGTTATTATTCATTTTTTCGACTTCTTTCACAAGTTTTTGTGTAAGAGAGCCAAGCTTAGATTGCTTTTTAAGGTCTTTAAAAGACATTTGGATACCTCGGATTAATTTGGATTCGTTGGATGTTTAGATTATAACAAAAATTCTATCAAGAGTCAACTTTATCCCTAAGTTTTTGTATAGTTTCTGACATAGAACCAAATAAGGTTGTAACATCAGTATCTGATGGGAAACCCATCATAGTAACAGACTCTTTGAGTCTGTTTTTCAATTTAATTGCTTCAGGATCATTTGATAGAGATAATCTTGTGTACATTAGACGTTGTTTTTCCAACAACTCTTCTAACATTTCAACATGATTCAACTTATCTTCACGAGAAAGAATTGGGAAATTAAAAGCATTAGAATAGATCTGTTCTTGCAGTCTATTAATATCTTTTAAAGATTCCTGTACAAATTCAGAATCAAAAAATTCACTCATTTACTATTTCCCGTAAGATTTTTTTATATTGAAACACATTAATATTTATGAAGGGAAGGTATTTACTTATCTTCATACTAACGGTTTCCCACACTGGATCTTTTAATTTTTTATCAAATCTTTTTACGAAAGAAAAGACTTTTTCCAGTATCGTAAGCGTTTCTAGTGAAATCTCTCCACCCAGATATTTTTTTAACAATGGGGGATGTCCCTTCGAGCAATTGAATACTGTCTCTAAGTCGTTCTCCAATAGCAATTCGTTGATTTGTTCTTTGAATAAGTACGTCAAACTCTGCTGTCGTCTCATCCACTCTGCGTAATTTCTTTCGCCAGAATTGATAATTTCTCCAATCCATAGATTTTGTGGGGTGTCTGTAATTACAAAATTTGCTAAAAGAAAGTTTAGCACTTCTTCATCAGAATACTTTCTAGATGTTTTCTCAAACCAATACTTATCCTTTCTTTTATTAAAGGATGTCATGGTTGCTCTTGATTTACCTCCATACTTAAAAAAGTCATATTTACTGTTAGTAAAATGACTCTTCATAGAGAGATAAGTTTGATAAGTTTCAAAGGGAGTCACTTTCGTCTTCATCATCCTCTTCTGCTTCAAATTCTGTAATAGCATCAATAGGAACTTCTGCTTTTCCTATACGATACCAAGGAACAATATCTCCAGTTTTATAACTAGGACGTTCGCCAATATACTCAAGATCAGGCATATTATAATCACGCAAAATCGCTTGAAGACGATAATGCAATAATTCTGTTTGTGTAGGCATTATAAAGGAAGTTTTGCTCTTGATGTAGGTTTCATAAAGTTGAGACGAGTAGCATCCCACTTTAATCTCTCTTTCAATGGTTTTGAAATGAGTTTCGTTACAGATTCTACCTCAAGACTGTTAATTTCGCAATAGTGTACTATCGCATCAATATAATTAAATTGTTCTTCAGCAACAATTTTTTCAATTTCAATAGCAAACTTTTGAGGAGTTAAAAACTTACTCTCTATTGCCTGTTCTAATTCTTTAATTGGTTCCATAGAGTTCCAGTTTATCTCCAACAAATTTTCTAATATATTTGTCGAGAAGTTTGATGTACTTTGCTTTGTCGGTTTCTTCATAGACGACACATTCTCCATTTTCACAAGCCATAATGATTACAAGTTTTTTTATTGAGATATTTTTCATCTCATATAGCATACAACCGTATGCCATTGCTTGAACAAAATAATGTTCAATCCACTCCCGTGGTTTAGGTTTTTTAGATGTCTTAAAATCTATTATCGCTAACTCCCCGTCATATTCTGCAATACAATCGACGGTTCCAGCAATTCCTAGTTGCTTACTATATAGTGGTCCTTCCAAAGCATAAATGTTATTTATCTTATTAAGATTGCCCTTTGCTATCTTAAAAAGAAACTCAGAAATTGGAGGAACTTCAGGAAGATCATCATTAAGTAGATAATGTTCAGTAAGAGTATGCATATCAGTACCACGTTTGGTCGCTGCCTTCGTGATCTTATCTGCAGTTTCATCACCTACTTTTTTACGCCAATTAATAAAGATTTCCTTATTAAAATGACTAGTTACAGATGTAATAGAAACTAATTTAACAAGTTCTTCATCATCAGGTATTTTATAATAACGAACTCCATCTATATGCTCTCTTTCGAGAGGTTGGAGATCTAAATCAACATGATCAAACATTACATACTCAATTCAAGTTTAGCAATAAGGTACTCTTTAACAAGTCCTGAACGAACGATGTCATTAATACCAAATTCAATAAGATCAAAAGATGGCATTGCTCGAAGTATTTTCATAAAATCAACAATTCCATTGCGTTCATTTGTTTTCTGTAAATCAGTTTGAGAAGCATCTCCACAGAAACAAATTTTACTATCTTCACCTATTCTTGTTATTATACTATCAAGTTCATGAAAATTCAAGTTTTGATATTCATCAACTATTATTATAGCATTATCAAATGTAGTACCTCTTATAAATGAGGTACTCCAAAACTTAATAGTTTCCTGTGCTTTAAGATTTCCATAAAGCATCTCGAATTCTACCTCAGATGGCATCTGAAACATATATTTGACCATATGTTTATAAGGTATCTGATAAAGTGAAGATTTATCCTCATGATCACCAGGAAGAAACCCAATTTCACGAGTACTAACTAAAGATCTAACCATATAGATCTTTTCATAAGGTGTCTTATCATTTAAAACATCCTTTATTGCATTATAAAGTGTAATAAACGTTTTTCCTGTTCCTGCTGCACCATATGCAACAATATTCTTACCTTCACTATAAGAATCAAATAACCTTTTTTGATTATCTGTAATTGGATTAATATCAACTAAATATTCAGAATTTATTGGTTTTTTTCTTTTCATTTGCTTTGCAGTCAGACCAACCCCTATTGGTTGATCTCCATTTCTTTTTTTGGGCATTATAGTTTTTTCACTCCAGATTTAGGCATTTTACCTGCCCTCTCAAGTACTTCATTCCATCCTGGCTTAGACTTTCTTAACTTATCTTTCCATTCTCCAACTTCACCAAATCCAGGTACAGTTGAAGGATCAGAATAATCTCTACTCCAATCAGGATTATCTTCTGTCCATTTAGTCCAATCATGGACACTCATTTTTACTTCTTTTTGTTCGCCAGTTTTTGTGTTAATAACAGGATATGTAGCCATAATTATAAAGGAGTGTAAAGTTATTTAGACCCACTCAAGGGCTTCTGATACTGCAGGGAACTGTTCGGTAAACACTTTCCTACATGCCTCTGCAATTTCCATGTGCTCTTTCTGAGTACCGTGTGCAGAACGTAGATTAATATAATGTATCCATGAACGACATGAACCAGTCATGTATATTCTGGTAGGAGTACATAAAGGTAGTACCATTCTAGCACACTCTTTGGCAACACCATCTTCTAACATCTGATTATAAAGTGCCAAAGAAGAACTGAATAGAGTTTCCATCTGCTTGTTTAATGTCTCTACCATCTTAGGATCCAAATCATCAGTAGAATTCTGACGATTCTTTGTATCCTGTCTACGTAGTTCTGGTAATTCAATCTTACCTAAATCAGTACTAGCAGCATACCTTTGAGAGAACTCTTGGAAAGTAAAACTTCTATGACGTAATATCTGTGCAGCAATAGCACGAGTAGTCTCTATTTCAAGACTCATAGATGATTGCTCAAATACAGACCAATGATTATGCTTAATACAGTACTTTAATAGTCCTGCATACTTTTCATTATCCTGATTAGATGGATTAGATACTCTAGCAATGTATGCCATTGTCTGTTCCGCATCAGGTGTGATACTTACAAGTTTTACGTTCATTTACCAAATCCTTTTGAATTTTTTGCATCGTTTGCAGCGAGTTCTTCTTTAACAACTCGTAATTGTGACTTAATAGTTTTAATCTCATCATCACTATAAAGATAGTCTTGCTTAAGTAATCTCTCAAGCATCTTAACTAATCGTTTTGCTCTACTAGTCTGCATAGCCATCATCGTCATCATAAAGTTCATCATAATCTGCTGGAGTATTATTATACTGAGCAGAATTATTGTATGCATCTACGTCAGAATAAACTTCTGCCTTAAGAGCATCAACTAATAATTCTAAATTACGAACTATTAATTTTAGTTTGTCTCTTTGTGGTTCCATTAATATGATTCACTTTTAAGTATTTTACACAAAAAAAGAGGGTCTGTCAATAGACCCTCTTATACATTAAGTTCTTAAACTTAACTGCAAGGAACCGCCTTGCTTCTCACCTTAATTCCACGATACATTAAATCGTGATTACGGTGTTGATTATGCTCCTTGATGAGCATGTCTCTGTACTCTTCAGTGTCGTATGAGACACCACGGTAAGTAACTTGTGCCATTGGCTTTCTCCAAAGTAGTAGGGATTTTT